CAAAAAAAAAAAAAAAATAGCAAAAAAAAAGAAATAAATCACAAGGTCCGGTATCATCCTCCGATTCACTCCGATCGTCTAATTACTTTAAGATGCATTTATCACATGCTTTGGGCTATCCTATTTATATAAAAATATACATGTGAAATATTTCAGACAATGTATGAAAAAATACCCGTTTCACATAAATAATAGGGACCTTTTGATACTTTTATTACTCTTTAAAGCGAACACGGAAAGCAGCTTGGAGGTTCGCGCTGGTTGTACCAGCAACGGTGCTGCCCACGGTGACGAGGTAGAGGGCACCTTCTTCGATGTCGCCGATGGCTCCAGTGCCTGCGGCAGCGAATTGAACAGGAAGGTCACGCAGGGGAACGAAATGGTCAAAGGTTATAGCTTCGAGTCCAGTGGCAGGAGTGGTGGAGTTCCCAATAGCCTCATAGTCATAACGGCGCAGGACCACGAAGCGGTCTGAGCCGGCATCATTGTTAAAAGAACGAGAATTTGCGGTGACCAAAATGTCTGTGATAGCAGGAAGGGCTTCTCTAGGTTTCTTGTCATAAACGATAAGGGCGCACGCGTCTGAAACAGTGCCTGTTGTACCAGCAACAAAGTTGCCATGAGATTGGATGGACACGAGGCGACACTTTTTGCCGATACGCTGGTTGATAGAAGCGCCTTGAGCAATAGTAGCTAAGAGGGTGATAGAGCCAGAGACATCGCAAACGTAGGTTGCAACAGCAAGATCGACGAAACCAGTTTCTGAGGGACCTCGTGAGCGGACGACAGGGCCTCGGGAACGGACGCTAGAAATACGTGACGAGCGTTGCATCTTCACAGATGCTGCTTTGAGACGGTTCCTTCCCTGAGTCCCATATGTGACACCACGCAATTGTTTCACAGAATGTCGACCACTCATCGAGAATAGAAAAATTAATAGTTTACTGAAGTTTCATCATCATAAAGAACCCTAACGCCCAATGAGACCTGCATTGGATTTTCGGGGTCTGCGTCGGAGACCAAGAGGAGGTATAAGGCCCCAGTCTGAATATCAGAAATGGAACCGTCATCAAGGTCTCGAAACACTATGGGGAGGTGGTGAAGATCAACAAACTCATCAATGAAATAAGACGTGCATCGGGTGACGTTGGGAGGGGGATTCGGCAGTGCACTGTAACCAGACACTTGGATCGCCCAGCGTTTGATGTTGATAAAGTCTAAATCCTCTTTGTTATACTCAAAGCCCCAATAATATTGTGGCCCGGTGAGGATAGAGCTGACAACAACTTCCCAGGGGGGATTCTCACGAGGTTTACGGTCGTAAACAAGGCACATCGTAAGATAATTCATAACAAGGCCAGCACCGGCGCGAACTGCGCCTCGAATGCGCAACGAACGATAATTGCAGTTTTTGCCAACGGCAGTCCATATAACGGACGTTGGGGTCCATCTAGGGATGGGACCCAAGAAAGTGACGGAACCCACGTTGTCTACATTGTAGTCGGCGAAAGGGAAGTCATAAAACTGAGCGGCAGCTAGATTCTGGGAACGAGTTCGTGTGCGAACAGAAGAGGTGCGAGTAGAATCTGAGGGAGGGATAATGTTGAAATGGGGGATTATGGGAGGGTTAGGAGTGTGATCAATGATCCCATTAGAATGTAAGTAAGTCATGAGGCCCAAAGGAGTTTTTAATTATGATTAAACTCAAAAAGGGGAGCCCCTAATTGGGCAGTGAGATCTACGACAGGAGGAACCCGACGGTGCACAGCACCTGTGCGGATAATACGACAGAACTCATGAAGACGTCTATGAAGTGGGCTCTCGAGCCAGGGCATTCGATGAGTAGAAAGAGCGTCGTACCAATCCTCTGGTTCTTGGTTGGAGGTCATCACAATTCGCCGAGAGACGAACTCGTGAGTGGCTCCTTTGCACTCAACGGAGTGAGGATAGCGATCAAAGAGCTTAAGAAGTTCAGTATAAGGAAAGGAAGAACCGTACATCTCGTCAAAAACAACGGTTTCTTGACCATCATATTCATCCCACCACTTGCCATGAGGCTTCCAATATGCGTTGGGGAACGCATCTCGGACAGCGCGGGTTTTACCGGTACCTGAGGGTCCAATATAAAGGATCAATTCCATTGGCCAATCGCGTTTCGGTTGCCGAAGACGCTTGTAAGTAACGATGGACTTATGAAACTTGAGGAACTCGGAGAAATGATCATCAGCTATTTGGACCATAGTGGCGCCACTATCAATAGTGGCTTTAAGGGCTATTAAATCAGCACGCTGACCTTGGGTTTTGGGTTCCCCAAATTCCCAGGGCCCTTCAACACGGGAAGCTTCCTTTGAGCAGTAGGCCTTAGCTTGAGCAGCAGACCCCCTGCGGGGCTCAAAGTGCGCAGTTTCCAAACCTTCACATTCAGCATGAAGCTGAACCATGCTCTTCTTGGTCTCAAGTTCCACATAGCCCTGGAAGTGCTCACGGCCAGTTTCGGGGCAGATCTCTCGTTGATAGATCACGTATGTGACCCAGGGGGGCCACGTTGCGGGATCGAGGAGGAGGAGCGGTTCACCACCATCAAGGGGGAAAAGGGTGAACATATAGTTGCGGTAAGCCATAGTGTAGCAGACTGGAATAAAAATTCCAGAAGTTCAATTCCAAAAGTGGAGGTAATAGTGTACTCCACTTTTGGGGCTATAAAAAAATTCCAGGGCGGAAAATTTGAAAAAATTCCAGGGCGGAGAAAAGTTAGCGAAGACGGTTTTTTAGAAAACCTTTATTTTATACAACTATGGACGGGGTTCAGATGTCTCAGCTGGAATGTGAAGAAGAAGAGTTCTCTTCTGAAGAAGGAAAGGCCCTAAAGGCTCTCATGAGAAGCCATGCCACCGCTGGGAAGCGTCCCAGAACGTACCGCGAACCAAGTCCTGAGGAAGTAAGTCAGGACCAGCCAGACCTTACGGCCTACTTCAGCCAGTGGGAAATTCCGGATAAACACATTATTCTCATGTGTCGCAGCTATGCTAGCTATCTTTCTGCTAAAGCCCATTGTGAACCTAAATAAAACAACTCAGAAACGAGAAAACCAAGAAAAAAGACAAACTTGGGGTAGAATTACTCCCGTCGCTGGGCCGGCTCTTCCCCGCAAGCGGGGACCCCTTCGCCTGCGCCAGCTCCTCTGATTGCCGCGGGCGCTATCTTCTTCGGGGAGAAGACAAACATATTGGGAAAAATAGCAAAAAAAAAAAAAAAATAGCAAAAAAAAAGAAATAAATCACAAGGTCCGGTATCATCCTCCGATTCACTCCGATCGTCTAATTACTTTAAGATGCATTTATCACATGCTTTGGGCTATCC